GGGTGATGTCGAGCACGCCGCCGCCCATGTCCTTGACGATGACGCGCTCGGTGAGCGCGAGCTTGATGCTGAGGTCGTAGCTGTCGTGGTCGAGGATGTCCGCTTCGAAGCTGATGCCGGCCTGGCGCTGGTCGACGTTGTCCATCAGCTCGGACTGGTTGACGCGCACCCACATGAGCAGCGGCACCATGACGGCGTCCGGGTCGCCGGCGTAGTCGGTGAGCACGATGTTGAGGGTGTAGGCGTACTCGTAGCTGAGGCCGGGCGCGTAGCTGGCGTGCAGGCTGCCGGCGTCGATGAACACCAGCAGCTTGTCGGGGTCGGTGGCCAGCTGGGGCAGCGCGGCGACGAGCGCGGCGCGCAGGGTGCCGGGCTTTTTCACGGGCTGGGCTCGCTGTTGGCGCGCACCCAGTCTTGCAGCGCGGTCAGTTGCGCAGCGGTGGCGTGGCAGGTGGTGTAGTTGCCGACGATGGTGCGGCTGGCGGCAGAGAGCGCAACTCCGCTGGGGCGCGCATCAGCAGCTCCGGCGCTATCGGGCAGCGTTGCGGACGTGGCGGCTGCGTCGTGCAGGCGCACAAAGCCGAGAGGCAGAGTGCACTGAGCATCAGCTTGAGCGGTGACATAGACGGGTACCTTCTGGACGATGGTGGCGCCACGCTCGTGCACGACCTGCACGCGATCGACGTAGCGGGTGACGATGCGCTCGCTGTCCTTGCTGGCGGCCAGGTCCGCACGGGCGGCGGCGGCGCTGGCCTCGGCCGTGGTGGCGCGCTGCTCGGCGGCGTCGATGCGATGGCCAGTGATCCACAGGTGGAGGGCCAGCGCGGCGAGAAGCGCGATGAACAGGAGGATCTGGCGAAGCAGGCTCACGCCGGCACCGCCGCGGCGCTGTGGCGCGCGTAGGCGCGGGCCAGCTTGGTGTCGTAGAGGTTGTCGGCGTAGGCGGGGCCGTTGTAGATCTTCGCGAACGCGGGCCACTTGCGGTTTCGCAGGGCCTTGAGCAGGTCGGCGTCGAGCTGCACGAATGCGCTGAAGGCGAACAGGTGTTGCGCCTCGCTGGCCTCGAAGGCCAGGGCCATGTGCATGGCGCTTTCGTAGCCGAGCGCCGTGGCGTGGTAGCCCATGATCTGGAAGCGGCCCCAGCTGCATGAGCGGTAGGCAGCTTCGCGATTGATGGTTGCGGCCTGGGCAAGGCGTGCGTATTCCCCTGCGCCGCCGACGTAGCCGCCGCGCTGCTGGCTGCAGATGGATGCTGGGAGGTTGATCTGTGCCGGGTCATAGCCGATCGAGTCGAGCTCGCGCCAGAACACGTGGCGCTCGAACAGGATGACCACGCGGCCGTCGGGCAGATAGCCGCCGTTGGGGCTCTCGACCTCTACCACTGCCTGGATGGCGGCGACGTCGCAGCCGAGTTCATTGGCGACCCGGGCGATGGTCTCTTGCGTGAGGGCGCGCGGATCCACCTTGCCGGTGAGCGCAGCTTGCGTGCGCGGACCGGCGACGCCGTCGGCTACCAGTCCATGGGCCGACTGGTAGGCGAGTACGGCGGCGGCCGTCTGCTCGTCGTAGAAGCCGTTGACGGTGACGGTGCAGCCTGCGCGCTGCAGACGCTGCTGCAGCACGGTGACGGCGGCGCCGTGGTCACCCGCGCGCAGGGTGCTTGGGTTGTTCATCGTGGTCAGTCCGCAAGATGGCGGCGACATTGCCGCGCGCGCTCACGCTGAGTACGCACAGCACCAGGCTTGTGCCCAGGTCGCCGAGGTGGATATGGCCGGGCGGGTACATGCCCAGCAGGACGCCGAGGGCCGTGCTGCCGGTGCTGGCGATGAGCAGCCAGGCGGCGGCGCTGACCAGCGGCCGGTAGCGCGCGCCGTCGCGCCGGTAGAGCAGCAGGCGCAGGCAGGTGATGGCGTTGGCGGCCAGTAGCAGCAGGGCGATGAGGTGATCCATTACGGGCCTCCGCGACGAAACCAGCTGGTGAGGTCGATGGACTTGACGCGCTCGATGAGCTGCACGGTGACAGCGATGACGAGCGCGGCGGCGAGGAAGGCGGCCACGCCGGATTCCTCCACGGGGGTTTGCCGCACGATCTCGGGCGCGGCGATATAGCCCATGACCCAGCTGATGAGCAGGTAGACCACCCGGGAAAGCATGCTCACGTCGCGCGCGTGCAGCGCCATGAGCGCGGCGCCGGCGAACGCGCCGACGATGGCGTTGCCGTCCACGCCGGGCAGCAGCGCGGACAGCGTCACGCCGGTGGCGAGCGCGAGGATGGTGGTGGTGGTGGTGGGCTCGGCCATCGGGTTCCCCTTGTGTCAGGTCCAGAGCTGGACGAGTGCGGTTTCGGCTTGGGCGGTTTGCACGGCGTCGGGCAGATCGACCAGGGTGCCCATGGGCAGCACCGGGCCGAGGTCGGCCAGGCCGGGGTTGGCGGCCAGCGCGGTTTCCGTGACGCCGGCGGTGCGGCCCAGCACGCGCTGGCACAGCGCGTCGAGGGTTTCGCCCTGGTTCGCGCGCACCTGCATCATCCGTCTCCCATGCCAGTCATCAGATCAGCTCCACGTCGGCGCGCGGCCGGCCGAGGATGTCGCGGATGGCGTAGCGCACGTTTCGGCGGTAGTCGTCGACGGTCTCGTCCATGGCGTCGGCGCGCTTGTCGCCGGCGGCGGTGGTGTCGAAGTTGCGGTAGGCCTCGCGCATCTCGGCCTGCACGGTGGCGTATACCGCGCGCTTGTAGAGCAGCACCAGGCGCGATTCGGTGCCGAGCATCTTGCTGGGCACGTCGGCCAGCTTGTTGCGGCCGAGGGCGACTTGCTGCTGCTGCCACGCGTCGAGCTGGTCTTCCACGGCGCACATGGCCAGCTTGATGGACTCGACCAGGCGCTCGTTGGTGACGGTGCCGTCGAGGCGCATGACGGCCCGCGCGTCGGTGAGGTCGATGGACGGGTACCAGTCGCCGGTGCTGATGGGATCGGGCGCGGTGGATGGCGCGGTGGCGACGAGTCCGGACATGGTTACCTCTGGATAAGTGCGGGGGTGGTCGGCGGGTCAACGCGCGGGAGAGAGTCCACGTGTTGCCCGCCGAGCCCCCGCGGCGCTCGGGGCGAGCTCAGTTGGCGGGCGGCGTCTTGGCGGAAGCGGCCAGCTGCTTTTGCAGCTTGGCGATTTCCTTGGTGACGCCGGCCCGACCGTTCAGTTGCAGCGCGCGCTGCAGGTGTTCGAGGGCCTGCGCTGGCGCGGTGTCGCGCAGCGCCAGGCCGGTGGCTTTGTGGAGCTTGCTGCGCACTTCGTCGGGCATGTCGCAGCCGGCGGTGAGGGCGCCCACGCGCAGCAGCTGCTCGGCAGTGACGGTGCTGTCGATGCGGCCGGCCTGGTCGGCGACTTCTTCGGCCAGCAGGGTGGGCAGGTCGCGCTGGTAGTGTTCGGGCAGCTTGAGGCCGTGGCGCAGCATGTAGTCGGCAACGTCCAGCGCGGGGTCGATGTAGCCGGCGTCGATGGCCCACACCATGACGGTGGCGACCACATCATCCTGTACGGGCTGGTCGGCAGCTACAACGCCATCGACCCAGGCGGCGTAATCGGGCAGCAGCTTGCGCTTGAGCGCGATCTTCGCTTCGATCGACTGCAGGGCCTTGAGGGAGCGCTTGTCCTCCGCCAGCTTGGCGCGCATGAGGTCGTAGGCGCTCCCGGTGGCCTGCGCGGTGCCGTTGTCGCCGGCCGCTTCGACGGTCTGCTGGGCGAGCATGCGCTCGCGGTGGCGTTGGGCGGGACTGGACATGGGCTCTCTCCGAATGCTTGGGACATGGGCGGCGAGGCTTACCTCGCCGCCCGTCCTTCTTGCTTCACTTCACGGGGTTATTCAGGGCTTCGGCGCGGCCTCGATGACGATGTTCTCCACGAGCGCGGTGATGCCGTAGTTCTCGACGACGTAGGCGTCGTTGCTGGACTCGTAGTTCTCCACGCGGTCGCGTTCCGGCTTGTCCTTCATCTGCTGGCGACGGGCGCCTTCCTGGTAGTAGATGGACAGGTTGTCCAGCGTGGTGACCAGCAGCGCGTTGGCCGGGAAGAACGGCACGCGCACGGCCGGTAGCCCGCCGATCTGCTTCTGGCTGACGATGATGTCGCTGGCCAGCTCGTCGGCGCCGCCCTGCTTGCGGTTGACCTTGCTGAAGTACTTGTCGGCCAGGATGGCTCGACCGCAGATCACGACCAGGTTCGGGTTGTCGCGCGCGGCTTCGTCGATCAGGTTTTCGGTGACGTCCATCACCAGGGCGTCGATGTTCTCGTAGTCCCAGTTTTCGCCGATCGAGACCTTGCCGCTGGCCGGCACGACTTCGGCCATGCGATGGGCCGGCGCGTCGGTGCGGATGTGCTGCAGCCAGCCGATGTTGACGTCCTGCAGCAGCGGGTTGGCCACGCGATCGGTGGCGGCCGCCGCACTGGTGCCGTTCCAGCCGATCATGATGCGGTCCAGCGCCTGCTGCCGGATGCACACATCGCGGTACATCGACTGGAAGTTCGGGAACTTCGCCCACGCGTCGAGCTTGCTGTACTTGATGGCGGTGTCGAAGTTGGTCTGCTTGCAGGTGTAGCCCTGGCCACTCAGGTCGGTCGGGTCCGCAGGAACGCGATCGTTCACCGTGGTGTCGGTGCGACCGGCAATGGTGGTGGTGGTGCCCATGCCCAGCTTCTCGCCGGACTGCTCGACAACGCCGACCATGTTGATACGCTTGAGGAAGTCGCTGGAGAGCTGCAGCTTGGATTCGAGCTTCTGCTGGACGCTGGGCGTCACGGCAAACTGCTCGGTGGCCAGTGCCACGCCGTTGACCTCGGCGATGCGCTGCGCGAGCTTGTTGTAGGCGAGTCGGGTTTCGTTGCGCATGGGGTGCTCCGGTGTGCGGCGTGGGCGAGTGGCGGCTGTGCGAGGGCGGTGGTGGCTGTTTCGGTAGGGGTCAGCAGTCGGCGAGCTGGATGTCCGGGCCGCCGGTGGCGGGCGGACGCGGCAGGCCGATTTCCTCGGCTTCGAGCTGGGTTTTCAGCGCGCTGAATTCGGTGGACGCCGTCTTCGCGGCGGACTCGATGGCGTCGACGCGAGCGATCAGCGCGGCGACCTTGTCGTTGAACTGCTGGGCGACCGCGGCCTGGCTGTCGGCGAACTGCTGCAGCACGGCCACCACGCCTTCCAGCGATTCACGCACTTCGGCGAAGTGGCCTTCGTCGGTCTTGGCCTTGCCGGTGAGCTTGGCCAGCGCTTCCTTGACGCTCTTGAACAGGGTGCTGGCGGACGTCTCGGACGGCTCGTCTTCGAATTCGATTTCGGCCAGCTCGGCAGCGCTGAACAGGTTGTCCGGCTGCTGTTTGCGCGACTTGAACGGGCTGGCTTCCGGATGCTGCGCGGCGAAGGCGAGCACTTCGGTTCCGAGGCTTGCCGGGCTGTCGGTGACGCCGAGACCCATCAGGTAGGCCTTGCCGCTGCCCATGAAATCCGGGTTGACCTCGATGGAGCTGTAGATCTTCTGGCCGGCCTTGGTCAGCGCGACGAATTCGTCGGTGGGCTGGATCTGCGCATACAGCGCAAGGCGGTCCTGGCCGTCGATCTTGACCGTGTCGGTTTTCAACGCCAGCACGTCGCCCATGGCGCGAAAGCCGTACTCCGGGTTGTAGCCGCGGATGTGCTCGATGAACATGCGCGCGCCGTACTTCACGCGGTCGTAGGTGGCCGCCATCTCGGTCAGCCAGGAGCGCTCGATGGTGCGACCGTCGGTGGTGGCGCCCTCGACAGCGACGCGGAAGAACTTGCTCTTGGCCATGGGGGAACCTCGGGTCGATGGGCGCGGGTTGAAGTTGCGGCCATCGTCGGGAGCGTGCGCGGGTCGGGCAACGCGGCGCCGCTGTACCACCCCACTGGTACATGCGCGCGGCCCATAGGTACGTGGGCGCGCTTGCGACGATGCCGCCATGTTGATGCCCGCCCCCGAAGTCGATCAGCGCCGCGCTGCGCGCAGCCTCTACTGGCGCGGGTGGCCGGTGTCGGCGATTGCCGAGGATCTTGGCCTTAAGCGCACGACGGTTCAGAGCTGGAAGGACCGCGACGGGTGGGACAAGGCGCCGATGATCGAGCGCATCGAGACGTGCCTTGAAGCACGCTTCATGGCGCTGGTGGAGAAGGAGAAAAAGAGCGGCGGCGATTTCAAGGAGATCGACCTGCTCGGCCGACAAGTGGAACGGCTGGCGCGCGTGCGCCGCTACCAAGCGCCGGGCGGCAATGAGGCCGATCTTAACTCGAACATCGAGGCGCGCAACGCCGGGCCGAAGAAGAAGCCGAAGCGCAACGAGTTCAGCGACGAAGAAGCGGCTGAGCTGCGACGCAAGTTCCACGAGTCGCTGTTTGTCTACCAGCAGACGTGGCGCAACGCGGCCGACGAGCGCACGCGCATGATCCTGAAGTCGCGCCAGATCGGCGCGACCTGGTACTTCGCCCGCGAGGCGCTGGACGATGCGATCGCCACCGGGCGCAATCAGATTTTCTTGAGCGCGTCGAAGGCACAGGCGCACATCTTCAAGCAGTACATCCGGCAGTTTGCGCTGGAGACGGTGGGCATCGACCTCAAGGGCGACCCCATCGTGCTGTGGAACGGCGCGCACCTGTATTTCCTCGGCCAGAACGCGCGCACGGCCCAGGGCTACCACGGCAACTTCTACTACGACGAGTTTTTCTGGTCGCAGGGCTTCGAGGAAATCAACAAGGTCGCCAGCGGCATGGCGATGCACAAGCAGTGGCGCAAGACGTACTTCAGCACGCCGAGCGCGACCAGCCACGCCGCGTACCCCTACTGGACGGGCGAACGCTACAACCGCCGGCGCAAGAAGGAAGACCGCGTCGAGATCATCACCGACCACGCGGCCATCGCCGCGGGCCTGCGCTGCGCCGACAAGGTGTGGCGCAACATGGTGACGATCGAGGATGCCGAGCGCGGCGGCTGCGATCTGTTCGACCTGGACGAGCTGCGCACGGAGTACCCGCCCGACGAGTTCGCCAACCTGCTGATGTGCCAGTTCATGGACGACGGCGACAGCCTGTTCACGCTGGCGATGATGCAGCGATGCATGGTGGACAGCTGGGTCGAGTGGAAAGACCTGCAGCCGTTGATGCCGCGGCCGTTCGGCTCGCGGCCGGTCTGGATTGGCTACGACCCGAACGGCGGCGGCGACGGCGGCGACGGTGCCGGCGTGGTGGTGCTGGCGCCGCCGGCCATCGCTGGCGGCAAGTTCCGCGGGTTGGAGCGTCACCGCCTGAAAGGCATGGATTTCGAGGCGCAGGCCGAGTTCATCCGCAAGATCACCCAGCGTTACCACGTGACCTATATCGGCATCGACGTCACCGGCGTCGGCGCCGGCGTGCACCAGCTGGTGAAGCAGTTCTTCCCCACCGCGCGCGCGATCAAGTACTCGCCCGAGGTGAAGTCGGCGCTGGTGATGAAGGCGCAGAACGTGATCGACAGGGGTCGACTGGAGTTCGACGCCGGATGGATCGACCTGGCGCAATCGTTCATGGCGATCAAGCGCACGCTCACCGACTCGGGCCGCTATGTGAAGTACAGCGCCGGGCGCTCCAACGAAATCGGCCACGCGGATCTCGCGTGGGCCTGCATGCACGCCCTCATCAACGAACCGCTGGAAGGCCGCACCGGGGCCAACACCAGCCAGCTGGAGATTTTCTGATGCGCAAGAAAGCCGCTACCGCCATGGCCACCATCGCCGACAAGCCTGCACCGCGCGTCGAGGCGTTCACCTTCGGCGACCCGGTGCCCGTGCTGGAAGGCCGCGACCTGCTCGATTACATCGAGGCATGGCGCAACGGCCGCTGGTACGAGCCGCCGGTGTCGCTGGACGGCCTGGCGAAGTCGTTTCGCTCGACGCCGCACCACAGCTCCGCGATCCAGGTGAAGTGCAACATCCTGACCTCGATGTTCAAGCCGCACCCGCTGATGAGCCGCGAGACGTTCGGCGCCTTCGCGCTCGACTTCCTCGTGTTCGGCAACGCCTACGTCGAGCAGCCCCGGAACCGGCTGGGCCAGCGCATGCCACTGAAACACGCGCTGGCGAAGTACATGCGCCGCGGCTGCGACGACATGGACGTCTTCTTCTTCGCGCAGAGCTGGGGCGAGCCACACCAGTTCGCGAAGGGCTCGGTGTTCCAGCTGCGCCAGCCCGACGTGCACCAGGAAATCTACGGGCTGCCCGAGTACCTGTCTGCGCTGCAGAGTGCATGGCTCAACGAGGCCGGCACACTTTTCCGCCGCAAGTACTACAGCAACGGCTCGCACGCCGGCTACATCCTCTACCTCACCGATGCGCTGACCGACGAGACCCAAGTCGACGCGATCAAGGAGGCGCTGAAGAACAGCAAGGGTCCGGGCAACTTCCGCAACCTTTTCGCCTACGCGCCTGGCGGAAAGAAGGACGGCCTGCAGATCCTGCCGATTAGCGAAGTAGCCGCCAAGGATGAGTTCTTCAACATCAAGGGCGTCACCCGGGACGACGTGCTTGCCGCCCACCGCGTGCCGCCGCAGCTGCTCGGTTTGGTTCCCACCGGCACTACCGGGTTCGGTTCCGTGATCCCCGCCGCCCAGGTGTTCGCGATCAACGAGCTCGATCCGCTGCAGGCCCGCTTCCAGCAGCTCAACGAGTGGATCGGCGAAGAGGTGATCACCTTCGGTGAGTACCAGGCCACCAAGCTCGCCGCCAACGGCACCCCCAAGGACTGACCCCACCACCTCGAATAACTGTACCGAAAGCCGCCGCGAGGCGGCTTTTTCGTGCACTTTTGCCGTACCTGAACGAAATGTTAAGGATTTTTAACATTTCGTTCAGTTTTCGGCGCTGACCCCTCGGTCTGCGCGGTCCTCCCCGCCACGCCTTCGGAGCCTTTAGAGGTCTTTTTTGACGCATTTACCCACAGGTAGGGGCATAAACTAAACCATTTTTCATTATCAGTACAGTTATGCGCGCTGACCGGGATTGGCACCGACCGACTGCGGCAGATGGCGGCTAGCGGGGTAAGTCGAGAGGCTGAGACGCAGAAAAGAGCTAGGCGGCGGCGGACGCGGATCGACGCGAGCGGCGGCCTCTTCGCCAGGGGGNGAGAGGCGATCTCTCAAAATGGGAGGGTCCCCATCGGAAAGAGGTAATGTAGGTAACTCGCCGGAAAAACACCTATAACATGCTGATTTTATTCTATTAAAACATTACCTCGCCAAGGTAATCAGAGGTAACCTCAAAGGTAATTTTTTGCAAGTGCTTGATTCGTAACGGTCTCGCAAATTGTTGAGATTACCTTTTGAAGGGGTCACTTATTACCTACAAATTACCATTTAATTACCTTGATGTTCTTCCCGTATGGTTTTGATTTAATGGATGTTTGTCTCTCCGAAATCGCGACATTACCTTTATTACCTTTTTCCGAACGGCCCGGACATTTTGGCGGCTATAAAGGGACGTCGAGCCCGATCATCCAGCCCGCTCAAGTAACATTGGCGGCTTCAGCGCCGTCGCGTCGGTGGTACATGCGGTGGTACATGCCGGACGTCGGCGCCTATGCGCGCAGGCGCATCAAAGGCTTGCGGTCCTGTTTTGGTGGCCGGACGACCCACCAGTTTCAGAGCGTCCGGACGGGCGCTCTTTTTTTTGCCCGCTGCCGGCTGCCGGGCGCGCCTTCAGTGGCTGTCGCGGGCGGCAGCCCATGCCGATGCCATCGCGTTGCGCAGTTGTTGCGGCGAAACCGGCTTGACCAGCAGCGGGATCTTCGCCGCGATGATCTCGCGCAGGCGCTCGATGCGGGTCTCGCCGGTGACCAGCAGGCGGGCGAACGGGGCGTTGCCGTCGCGCCGATAGTAGTGGTCGAGTGCGGCGAAGACGTCGGGACCGCGTTCGCCGCCGCGCAGATGCAGGTCGCAGATCACGATGTCGGGCGGCCCGGGCCAATTCTCGACGGCCTCCAGTGCCTGCCGCCGGTCCTCGGCTGTTTCCACCGCGCAGCCCCAGCTGCGCAACAGGNGGCGGATGCCGGACAGGATNGCCGGGTCGTCGTCCACGACCAGTACGCGCTTGCCGGCAAGGTCGGCGGGTTCGTCGACGACGGGCTCGGACAGGTCCGTCCGTGCGTCGGCGCCCGGCAGCAGGAAATGGAACACGCTGCCTCGGCCGGGTCGCGATTTCAGCTGGACTTCGGTATCGAGCAATTCCGCCAGCCGCTGCACGGTGGCCAGGCCCAGGCCCAG